TTTATACCTTGTGAGTTCTGCGCTAATACTTGCAAGAACTAGGAGAATCTCTTTCTGGCTAGTTTTCAAGTCTTTGTGATCGTTAAGCAGTTCTTCCAATCTAGTTTCAACAACTACTACACGCTCAAACACATCCGAGTGTAGACTCATATTTATGCCCTAACAATTAGAGGAAACCAGCCATCAGCGTCCATCTCAGCTTTAGTCTTTACCTGAGCGGGATCGAACTGTTCAGTGATCTTTCCGACGGTCAACAGTTTTGAATCAATGGCATCTATTAGCGCAGTTTCCGCTTGCTCTTTGGTTTTCACTGACTTGGAATAGATAGCCACTTGCAGTTCAGCTTTGATTCCTTCGTCGTCTGTGACTTTCTGGATATCCCCCTTAGTCTTGGGGTGTGGCGTGAGCACATAATCAGAGGGCATTACCAGAGCGTACTCGTCACGAGTCGGGTGCTTATTCCAGCCCACAGCAAACTCAGTAATGCTTCGCCCTAGACTTTCTGGCATGACAAGCCGCCAGATAGTTCGGCTTATCTTTTGTGCTTCTGGCAGCGTGAGTCCGACAATGTAAAAGGTTGTCATTTGTATTAAAGCCCGAAGTAAGTTCGCTGCGCAGTAAAGAAGCCAGCCAAAGCGGTAAAGTTGTCGTCGGGCCAGTGAATCAGTTCTCCCACAGGGCCATCTATCCCGGCTGTCCAAGATAAGTCGTAATTGAACATGGTGTAGGTACCCGTCCCACTAATAACATCGCCTACAGGAAGCGTTGAAATTGTTCCCAAAGTCGATCCATTGTTGTACACGCCGCCGTTTACGCCATTCCTGTTCACAACGGATTGTCGAAAAGCATTGCCAGCCCCGGCAAGAATGTAACGCGTGGTGGAGGTGTTAGCGAAGTCCGCATAGATGTTTCCATCAGTGAAAGGCAAGGCAACTGCAAACCGATTAGTGAGATCGCTCACATACCAGTGCCATGCGCTATTCTGGGATGAAATAAGAGAACCTTGCACCATCGCTGTGGTGAGCTTATTTCCTGCCGAATCGGCAAACCAACTAAATGGAACTGAGGTTGCCGTCATTCCCGTAGTCGTAAAGTTCCGAATACACGCTCTTGAATTTGCGCCTGCGGTATTAAGAACTCCAGCGGAGCTACTCAACAGAGGCTGCCGTGAAGCGGTAGACTGCGGCATTACTTCCCCAGAATTCATCTGGTTTACAATGCCCTCAACAAAGAGTTCGTTATTGCCGCCGGCAGTAAGTAGTTGCTGTAGTGTTGTTGCCCCGGAAGTGCCAGTGCCCGCATAACTAACAGTGCTGGAAGTGTTTATTCCCCCCGCTGCAAGTGTGGTGAACACAAAGTAGCTTGAATTGGGCGTTCCGTATGTTCCAGGACCAGACACGCGCACTATCATCACTGGCGGAGACTCAGAAGCTGCGCGTAGAGTTCTTGTTGAGTAAGCAAACCGGGGGGCAGGAAAGCCATCAAGAGGATAAATAGGCGCAGCGCCGCCACTTGGCAACTGCCTTATAAAATTCTGGCTTTTAGCTGGATTTCTAAAAGCATTATAACTTACTCCACCGCGAGCCATGCTTAGACGTCCCTGTTAATTACAAGGAAATTAATCGCCATATTTGCAGCAGGTCCTGTACAGTTAACTGTGAAAGAGCCAGCTCCGGCAACTATCGAGTTCACACGCCCAGAAGCATCTACTTGAGCGGGCATAGCAAAAATCATAGAGTTTGCATTTACTTGGTTATTAGTAATTACCACGCTCGTGCCCGCAGCAGCAATTACAAAACGGCCCGCCATTGCGTTAATTGTCTGAGCGCCTACGGCTACGCTAATTACGCTGGCAGCGTAGAATCTACGAATCCCGATATTGGCGGCGCCTAGATCAACTACTCCATCTGCCATCGGAATAATTGCGCCTGTGTTAGAAATACGCAACCACTCAGTTATAACTCCATTGTCTGCTTTAGTAGCAAAGCGCAACTCCCCGCCAAGATTGGCAGCCGTTGCTCCAATAGCATAAGTATTAATGCTGGCTAGTTCAACGTAAGCAGGTATTACGCCTACAAAGCCCATTGCTGCAAACTTACCTAGCACATCTCCAGTTTGTGAAAGTGCTGGAACAATCCCTGTGCCTCGGGAAGATTCTACTATAAAGCCACTGGTAGCAGCAGAGCCTAGAACACCTTGCGCAGATTGCGGTTGATAACTTTCTGCACGGCCATAAAAGTTAAACCTAGCCAGCCCAGAGTAATCTCCATTAGTGCCAAGAAAAAGCCTGTCATTGGTTGGCTCGAAATAAAAGTTAAGGGCGTCAACAGTGGTATCTAGCGCAGTGGTAATAAACGGAATGCCGCCAGCTATTGGAGAACCACCAAGAGCAAGAGCTTGCCAGAAATTAGACATGAATTAGAATCCTTCGGGCGTCGTAAAGTTTGTGCGCATGAGCTGAATGTTTTCTGAATTCAGCTGGTCATATTTTCTGCTTTGCTCGTCGTAGCCAATCATCTTAAAGATTCCACTAACTGCGCGATCAATGACTGCATAAGGCATCAGATCGGCGATCCAGCTAGAGAATTGAGCGTTAGTAGGCAGAAGCAAAGGCAATTGATACCAGCCAACAAGTATATATTTCAAGGCATCACTGCTGCGAATAGTAAGTGTGTCTCCAGCAACATAAGCAACATTTACTTTATTGCTGTAGTACTCATCAAACAAAGCTTGCGGATCGACAATATCAATCAGAGGATATTTACCCAGTCCTGACTGCAATTGAGTCTGTGGATCAACGCCGGCAGGGTTGAATTTGCGGATAAAAGAAAACGCCCGGAGGCGCTGAAAAGTGTCACTTATCTGCATTTCTTGAATAAAACCAGACGCTGCAAAAGTGTAGTAATCTACTCGTCTGTCTCTTGGCCAAAAATCCATGCTATGCAGCTGATTAGTTGCTTTAATGATTTGTTGCGCAGTCTCTGCTACCATATCCGGACGATTGGTAGCTGTATAGACTTCTGTAACTAATTCGCTGAATAGCATGGCAGGCTCTTAAAGTTTTTTCGCTACTTGCGCTGCTGCTACTTTTGCTGCTGCTGCTTGCATAAGTGCAGAAGAAGGAGGAGCAGAAGAATCTGAAGCTCCAGTGAGCTGTGCTGTATTAACTGGATTTAGCTCAGAGCTTGAAGGATTAGCAAGAGAGGCAACACGCTCAAGTTCAATCTGAGCACGCAACTCATCTTCATACTTTAGTTTCATTGTTTCCATAAAGCTAAGACCAGAAACAGTTCCAGCCATTTCATCCGCAGTAGCCACGCTAAGCCAGTCAACACCTACAGCTACCCAACTATCAAGCTCTGTAATCTCTGCCGGAATAGACGTGCTGTACAGGTGATTAACAAAGTTAATTACTTTACCTTTTTCTAAAACTGTTCGGCAGCTTATGTAGCCTGAACGATAGGTTTTAATTTCTTTAGGGGCGTCAGACATTATTAAGTACTCCTGGGTTGTTTTTTATCGCACTTAAGCGCACAAATGAGTTGGGAGAGCAAGTCTTAGAAATTTTTAGCTAAGGGGGAGTTTAGCCTAAGACTTCTAAAAAGTGCTCTCCCGGAAAATTAACCGACTGCCGAAGCGGTCAGACCAGTGATAACTGCACATGCCGGAGGATTCTTAACAAGGCAAGTCAGCTCCGTGGTAAGAGTTCCACCAACTGCGTCAATGCCGTTATCCGCAACCATGTCACCTTCAGAATTAAATTCCTTATTCATGGTTTTGCGGTTACCAAGATAAGCAACGTTGAAGGTGGGCAGATCTACTGCAAATGCGACTGCGGCCCAAGCTGCATTGCTGTTAAACAAAGGATGCTCGATCATACGGAAAGTTCCACGAGCAATACGGAAAGTGTCGAACTGGAGACCAAAGTCCGTCTGTCCGTGCTGCAAGAAGTAAGTTCCGTTAGTCCGACCGATGTTGTTAATCACCCGGCGAGCTACACCACCCACAAACAACAAGCGCTCGTTTGCATACTTCGGATCAGTGGTTTGATTGAAACACGGATCAAGGAAGCCTTCAAACTGCGTGTAGTTTGTAGTAGCGCCTGCTGCATTAACGTTAACAGCAGTATAGCTCGGAGGATAGAAAGCCAGGTTGTTAATGATGCTAAACAAACCATCCAGCATGCGAATCGGCTGACCATTACGGAAAGAAGTACCGCGCTGACCCCAGAAAAGAGCCTTCTCGATATCTGCACCGTGGAAAGCTGCGCAGTCTGTGCGGTTTTCAGAAATGTTTGTCTCACCAACAAGCATTTCAGTAGCAGCAACAGAACCAGAGATTGCCCAGGTGTTACGGAAGATCTGCGTCAGGTTGGTAATACGAACCGGATTAATTGCAAGAGCTGCCGGACGCACTGAACTTTCTTCAAAGGCGTTACCAACTTGAAAGAGCGCAAGGTTAGCACCAATTGCAGCCGGCGGAGCAGTACCAACGCCACGAATAACTTGCACTTGCGTCGGGCTGAGCACGTTGTTAATAATAACGTTTTCGCCACCAGCATTGTTAACGCGCATAACCATACCGGCCAGCACATTAATAGTGGTCGTGACGGTAAACACAGTGTCCGTAGCCGTTTGACCCGCAGCAGAACAAATCAATTGCGGAAAGAGCATAGTCTTGCTGAAAAATCCATGCTCAACAGCCAGTGCAGTTTCTTCAGCCAGCATGCCAGTCATGCCAAACAAAGGAGCATTTCCGTTAGGCATAAGTCGAATGAACTGCGCAGCAAATGATTTGCGTGCGCTGTCCGTGGTGAAGTTAAAACTAGAAAAAATACCGGTAGACATTTTTGTTCCTTTCTGGGGAGCTTGGAGAGCGAATTAAGCAGTACTTGCGCGCAAACCGTCTATACGCACGGAAGGCATGAAAGTAATACCGACGTTATTAGCCGTTGCGGTCGCGTTGGCAGAAAGAGTAATCACGCGAGTTGCAAAGTTAATACCAATAACCGTAGTACCTGCCGTAATGCCAGCGCCGGAAACAACCATGCCAACATCAATCGCATCAAGACGAGCAAGCTGATCCTGAATCGAAAGACCGGTATTAGCAAAACTAAGCGCGGGATTCGCGTTAGCTGTATCTTGGCCAAACAGCGTTTGTGGCGTCGAGTTAAGCACAGTTACCAAATACTCACGGTTAACTGAAGCAGCAACGTTCACAGCGGCTCCGACAACTACTCCAAGACCACCTGCAAAAGTCATAATAAATGCTACGCCATTAATAAACAGAAAGCGGAACGTGCTTCCCGGCATAACATTAGAGTTGTTACCAGTATTTCCAGCAAGAGCATTAAGAATGTTAGCTGCAGTATCGGTAGTATCTGTGTAATCACCTGTCGGACCAGTGCGACGAATGATACCGCTAGTAATCAAGGCGGCAGTAAGCGTACCCGCACCAACAGTAGTCAGCGGGGCAATAATCTCACCACTCAGAAAAATATCTCCCGGAGCAGAAGTGCGATAAGCAGTGTTACCATCAAAACCAGTAAGACGAAGGCCAGGCATGGCTATATCCTTTGTAAGAAAGTTACGAGAAATTAAAAATACCGAGAGGATATAGAACTAGGAGGCGAAAAAGTTATCCCAGTCTACAGCCTTATCTGCTGCCGCAGAGGTTTGTTGTTTTGTTTTCTGTTGAGCAGCTTGCTCTGGTTTTTGAATTTCTGCCGCCAATTCAGAGAAAAGACCTTTCGCCATTCCGGTTAATTCAGCTCCAGTGGCGGCGGGGTACTTTACTGCGAGTTGGTCGCGTAACATTGTTACAAAGGGTTGAATAGTGGGATTTGCAAACACTGGATTTTCTTGCGTCAGCGAATCCCCAATCTGCATCTTTTTAACTTCATTAGGAAGCAAGGCTTTAAAGCTTACTGCCTGTTGCGCAAGAGCTTGTTCAGTCATCTTGCTTGCTGCTTGTAGAGATTGAGCAAAAGCAGTTTGAGCTGCTTGGTTAATTGCTTGGGAAAAAGCAGCTTGATCCCCACTTAGCGCTTTCTGCATCAAATCTGGAGTAAGCGAGCTGGTAAAATTCATCTTGCTTACTGCTTCAGCTAGCTTATTTGGATCTATGCTTAGATTAGGAACTGCTGAGGGGAGAGCACCTTTTGCAGCAGGATCAATTTGCCACAGGCCATCTAACTGCTCCATGACTGATTTGGGCGTAGGCTCTGCTTTAATAGAACCTGCATCTGCTACAACATTTTCAACTGCCGGAGCAGTTCCATTATTAAAGGCTCCCGGATTGCTGCTTCCAAGAGGAGCAAGGTTAGTATTACCTACGGGCATAGACTCGCCAGAAACTGGAGCAGTAGGAGCGGGATTACCGCCAAGAAAACCACGCATAACATTAGCAAGACTCATTGTATTCTCCGAAAAGGGTTAAAGAACTGCGGTGTTTCTCTCGAGTAATTCTTCTTTTGCTAGCTGGTGATCATTAAGCAATAGCTGCATAAGGATAACCTGGCCTTTAAGTTCTGCTTCTGCTTGCGCAAATCTCAGAGGATTACCTGCGTCAAACATAAGCTCCATTTTATCTTCCATAAATTTCGAGAGCATGTTTTGGTAATAAGCTTGTTTGCTTGGATCTAGAATTCTAGCGCTAAATAATTCATCTTCAGTTAATTCATACCTGTCAAAAGGACCGTTAATGCGCTGCATTTAATTATGCTCCTGCGGGGGAAGAATTTGGTTGTGGTTGCTGCATTTGTTGAGCCTGCTGTGCTGCTGCTGCTTCTGGTGATCCTTCTGCTGGTGGCGGAGGTTGCGGCATCGGAGTAGAAAATTCAGTTCCTTTCTCTGCCGCTAGTTTAGCTGCTTCTTGCCACGCACCCATTTGCTGCTCATACTGTAGCTGCTCTTTGCTCTTTTCAAATGGCCTCAGATCTGCACCTTGTGTTTTCATTAGATAAGAAAAGAGCTTAGTTATTTCATAACCTTGGCCGAGTCCTGGCATTGTTGCCATAGACTGCAAAGCTGCTTTAAATGCGTCTGCTCCTATAAGAGTATCAGTTGGAATCAAGCCATCGCCAATCTTAAATTGCAAGACAGCTTCTCTCAGACGCACAGGGTCTACTTCTACAGAGTCCCGCTGCTCTGGAGAAAAGACTGAGCTAGGCCCTTGGTTCTCTAGAATGTTTAGAGCGACCAAGTTTTTTAGGGGAGCCATTAATTGATCTTCTACCGTAAGCGCCATCAGCTGATTTCTGCCAGAGCCGTGCTGCATAACATCATCGTACTCGTGCATTGTACGATTGCCTTTAATAAACTGGCCTTGGAATGGACGATTCTGACCAGATATCAAATCTGCCATGCGCACAACTTCTGCTGCTTGCTGAAGATTTGCTACTGCTTGATCTTCTCTATAAGGAAAGGGAAAGACTGCCTCTGCGATATTCTTTCCGTAAGCAGTCGGTCGTACCGGTATTTTAGCAGCAGGAGCATCAGAATTGATATCTTTTGCTGCAATACGCGAGGGATCATAGAGCACTCTATCAGATATTGACCGGCGTCTAGAAGCAATCGCTGCATTCCAAAGCGCCGAAGCAATGTCCTGCATATTGGAAAGATTGCCTGCAAAAGGTTTAGTCTGATAGCCAAGTCCGTCATCCAAAGGTTGAGAAAACAAGATTGGAAGCAGGTTATGCGCAATGCTTACACGCTCTGCATAGATAAGCACTTTATTATTGACGATATAAAATTTCCAAACTTGCGGAGTTGCTTCTGCCGGCACTCGCAAGTCAAAATCTACCGGGATAATACGCCCATAAAGAACAGTCAGCTGGTAAGAGTTAGAGTATTTAATCTCTCCTGCTCTTTGTCCTGTCATCCATGAATTCCAATCAGTTCCACCAGCTAGTTGATTAGTTACAAAGCTTGCTGGATTGATCCACGGCACATAATAAGTATCCGCAGCTACTGACTGCATTCCAGAAGTACCACCAGCTAGAGAAATAGTACCGCCGCCTGATTCAAAAGCAGTAACTACGTTAGCAATCATTTTGTTCGGCAGAGAGTTAACAAATTCTTTGAAAGCAGGGCGGTTAAACAGCCGGTGGTAACCTGCAAACTCTCCATAGCGCGAAATATCAGTAGGAAGAACACGAGTATCGTAGAATGTATTGTACATATCCATGTTACGGAGTACGTTACACTCTTTAACTATTTGACGAACATCTGCTTTCTGATTTAGTGAGCTAGAAAACTTAGGCGCTGTAGTTCTTTCCCAGTCTACTTCCATTCCAGCTAGGTTATATTTTAATCCATTGCGAAAATGTTTAATTAGATTCTGTCTCCAGCCTGCAACGCGAGCTTGTTGAGAAAGAATTGCTGTAAATTGAATTGCTGCATCTTGATCTTTAGGGCTAGCAACTACTGGAAAGAGAGGCTCACCTGTTGCAAATACTGAAGTGAGATAAGCTAAAGCCGACTCTACTTGAGGCATAATAATGGGAACAGTTACGTTCTGGAGCTTGCTTTTATCTCCTTGCCTGTTTGCTAGTTTAGCTTTCCACTGTGCTTCAGTATAATCATCTTCTCGCTGATAGTAGCGATCAATTGCTTCCAGCCCTGGCCGCAGATTCCAGCTGCTTTGCAGTGTTTGCGTGCATTGCTTATAGAAATTAATTACTGCTTCCTGTGATTTCTTAGAAAGCAGCATAGGCACATTGCCAACACTTTGACTATTTGTATTTTGGGCCATGCTGGTTGATCCTTAGTCCTGTGAGTTCTTAGCTTAAAAAGGTGTGTTGTTGTAAACTACGGCGGCTAGAGAAGCTTCGTTAGAAATCAGTTGACCGCGCAGTGTCATTAAGTGCCCATACTGCTCTAGCACTTTAGGGCAATAAGCGCATACATCTAAATTATTATCAACATTGTTATTCCTAAGAGGCTTCCAAGCAGAAAACTCACTAAGAACAATGGCGCGCACTGCATCACCAAGCTGTAACTCTTTTTTGCAAAGCTGCATATACATGTCACGAATGCGTGCATTTTTGCTACCTCGTCCGGGAAAGATTGGTTCAAAAGAAATACCTGATATCCCGTACTGCTCAGATATAAAATTGAACCAGTATAGGAGAGAAGCTTGATACTGCACAGATTCTACAACTACTAGCGAACAGTGGTTTTCCATTGCTAGTGTCAGTGCTAGCCTAATTGTTTCTCCTGGAGACCACCGACCATTAAGCAGCTTTCTTACAACTGGTATGCCATCGTATACTTTAACAAGCCCAATTGCACAAAGATCGCTGTTTACTTTGTCCCCTGAAGGATCAATAATTATAAAATTGCCTTGCTCTAATTCATCTTCTGGAAAATCACAGTAAGGAATTTTACTTAAATCTAATGCATTGTTGAGCGAGGCATTTTCATCGTTAAGCACTTCAGCATAGAAAATCTCTGGATGACCTAGCGCAGCATCTGAGCGAAACTCTGCGAGCAATTGACTTATTGGCTTCAGATCTTCCCAGAGAGAGCTACCATCTGCTAGAATTCCGCCGACTACAAAACTTGTCCACTCTGGATTACGCTTAAGCTTTTTAAGTATTGAGTGCGGCGTAGGATACATATTACCGATGAAAATATAGAGACAGCCGAAAGGTGAAGCTGCTTTCATTGCTGTTCCAAGCATCCATTTGAGGAGAGCATCAGAAAGTAAATCTGAATCCGCATCTTCTCTTTTCTGAATGTCATCGAAAATCATTACATCTGGGCGCTCGTTGTTTAGGTTAAGCCCTCGAAGTGAAGTGCCTGCTCCGATCGCTGCAATAATTATAGAGCGCCCTCGGAAAGCAAACTGCTTAATTTGCTGAGTATCGCGGGTGAGTGCTAGTCTCCAGTCTCCGAATGTTTGCTTAATGTTTCTCTCATCTAGCATGTCTGCTACGTCTGAAAGAAAATTGACTGCAAGAGGCTCAGTGTTTCCTACGATTAGTATGAATTTCTTTTTTGTAAAAAATACGCAGGCTAGAACAAATAGTTTGATCAGCGTAGTTTTAGCAAAGCCTCGGGGAATACCTAAGCAAATCTTTGAGAAATCCCGTGTTTTGTTTGCTGCATCTCTAAGCATTTGCCAAGCTAGCAAAAGCAGAGAAGGGAAATTGAATACAAAAGTTGCTGGTGCTGCAAGCGCTGCTAGAAAATTAAGTGAGTCAGAAGCTGTTTTCTGAACTTCTTCTAGACTAAAACTTGCTTGCTCTAGAGAGCTATCTTCTGGAACTGCTGCATACGCGTGGACTTGTGCTTGCGCAGCAGGAGCAACTAAATCTTCTGGAAAATCAATTAAACGCTCTTGAGAAGCTGCTAGTGCAGCTACAGCAATACTATCTTCTTTAATCTGTTTAGAGTCAGCTGTCCCAAAGAGCTTGTTTGCAGGGAGAATCTTGAAATTCACAGAAAGCTTTCAGGACCCTGAGTCTGCGTCTATAGAAAGTTTTAGCTCTTTTAGAATTATCAGCGCTCGCTCAGTTTCTTTTTCTGCTTGCACCTCTGCGGCTAAACGAGCTTGCTCAGCGCGAATTAAAGAAACAGGTCTAGTGCCTTCTAACTGTTTTATTGCTTCTTCCATATCTGACATGTAGCTCATTTTTCCCCCTGTGCAGCATCCACCATATTTTTCAATTGCTGCGAAGTAGCACTGACCATCGGCTTGCCGTTTACTTCGATTACTTCTCTGGAAGCAGAAAGAGCAAACTGATTGATTACTGAGACTGGCATATTTAGGATCACCTGCCTAGTGTTTTCTAACTGAGCAGGCTGATCAATGCTACTGCCTCTGCGCTTAGCTGCATTAACTACTTGCATAGCACGAGTTACTTCTGCTGAACGACTCATGAAAGGAAGAATTTCTTCTAAGCGCTCAAGCAATCTATCTTCTAGCGCATCATATCGCCCATCTCTTTTGCTTTGTGCTTGCAGAGCAACTACTCTTTTTTCTAGAACTTGTGAGCGAAATTCTGGCTCAGAAAGAAGCTGAGAAATGTAAGCTGGAGTGCAACCAACTGCTGATGCTACTGTTCCTTCTGGCAAACCACTGCCGAGAAGATCTAGAATCTTCTGGTGCGTAGCAGTTAATGCTGGAGTGAAAGAAGTATCCATGTGGTAGAAATAAATATCCAGTATTTGAGCGAAAGCCCGAAAGGCTGGCGAAAGCCGCCGCCTTCTGAGCATCTAAATAATACTGGAAAGCATTAAAAGCAGTGAAGGGCTAATCTGATGAAAAAATAAATCTGGCGAAAGCCTCTGGTTAATTTAATAAATATAAAAATCTGGCGAAAGCCGCCTCTGGTAAAAAATTTAGAAAATTTGTCGAAGGTCCTAAGGAAACGCCTGGTTTGATTTCGTAAAAAGGCTCCCACCCCCTTTCAATTCTAAGCTCTTATAAAGTATCTGCGGAGTATTTGACTTTGTTCTGTACCTATCGCACAATGATTGAGCTATCACTAGGTTCGCGTCCTCAAGACATAAGAAGAATGATCAA